CATTATTTCCTTGACCGTATGGAATATTTTGACTATCACGAAGATATCCTGTTATGTCTTGATCATTTGATGTACCTAAAAATAATCTATATGTTACTGCTCGTATTGGCAATTCTAATTTAAACCATAAATTACCTACCCCGTCATTATTATTTAGTTCATTGTCAGAATTAACTTCATACCATGTTCTATTCGTTCCCCAATTATATTCGGATTCTCCTGGTAATGTATGTTTTATTCCATCAAAATAATCTGAAGGCTTTTTTGTTTTAGTTGTATTTATTTCATTGTTTATTGCAAAAATGTCCCATTGTCCAGAATTTCCTCCCATATAATAATCTCGAATTGCATCTTGTACAAAATTAAAATAACTGCTTCCTTGACCAATATCAAAAGCAAAATTTGTCAATATATTGTTTCTTAAATCATCGTAATCAATTTGATATGAAAGATTTCCAGCGCCATTTCCTAAAGTACTATCAGCTGAAGGACTATTAGCTATTACATAATCAGTAATACTTGGTATAGGAGCCGATGTATCTAAATTACTGTCTATTCCTATATAACTATTAAATACTTCATTAACATCAAATTCTGTAAATCTACCTGGTACTTCACTTGTGTCTGAATCATCAAAATATGCTGGGTCTGATATATTATTCCAAGTTAATGTACCAATTTTTGGTCCAGTAACATTAACATATGATGTTGGCGTAGCAGAAAGATATCCTGTATTTAACATTTCTACTTCTACATATAATTTTCCATATATATCTCCTTCTGCAAATGCATCAGCCGGCGTATAAGGATCGCCAATAGTATAACCATCAAAAATACCAGGTGCCACGTCTACAAATGTATTACCATAATATCCGGTAGACTCACCTGATGCATTTGTAGAAAAATAATTATTTTCTCCTGCATCTTTTCCTGAAATATCATCATTAATATTTGCAAAGGGAGGTAATCCATTTTTTAATGCCCATATACTATCAGCTGTAATAGCAAATCTTCTTTTTACAGTACCTTGCACAAGAAATAATCCAGCAGATTTATCGTTTTTATTTCTTATTAACTTTCCTTGATATGGATCATTTAAAATACCTTGTTGAACATCGATATCTAATAAATCTTCATCGAATGTTAAATCATTTAAAGTGGTAGATATTTGTGCTGGAAATTTGAAAAATTGAAATTGAGTATCAATTGCAGAAACAATAGATCTATTTGTAAAATTATTTGATATAGGTTCAAAAACTAATATGTTATTACTTGCACTTTCAAGTAATTCTATATTTCCTTTTTGATTTCTAGAATTAACATATGTTAAATTTGATTTATAAGTAGACCCACTAGCAATATATTTTTCGTATTCACTATTAGGAAGAAGATTTGGTATATATGATACATTAGGTGTATTAGATTGACTTGGTTTTCCTGTTCCTGTTGAAGATCCTCCACCAATTGGAGTTAACTTAGGATGTGGACTTCGTACATGAGTAGCTCCAACCATGGCTCCTTCGGTTGGATGTACATGATAATCTCCTATATATTCAGTACCATCTGGTAATCGATATTCTCCTCCAGATGTATATAAATTTTCTTGCATATTATCTTACAACTTTAAAAAATAAATCATCTTCTATAAATTCTTCATAAAAACCAGATACTACTTTAAATGCTAATCTATAATATCTTTCTGGCATTAATCCGGTCATATCAACATTAATAAAATTACTAGTTGAATCACAACTTATTTTAGTATATTGTGAATCATACGGAACTACAATTTCTTCAGTTGCTGCGTCTATAACTGAATATAATGTAGTGCTAGGAAGAAATTTCACTGTTTGTTGTGGAAATAAATTTGTTGGTGATTTTTGTGGATATTTATCTCGTACAAATATTCTTATTTTATTTACACTTGTATCTTTATATTCTTTTCGTAAATTTGTATATATTTTATATGAATCAATATCAAACTCACTTAATGATCCTGTATTAAATGCAGATTTATCAAAATACATTGTAATTCTAGGAACATATATAGTATGAGTTTCTCTACTAAAAAATCTTATAAATCCTGTTTTATTATCACTATATTCATCAGATTCTGAAAATTTCAATAAAAAGCCATAATTGGGAACTGTTTTATTATCAGATCCACTTATCCATGTTATAACAGCTCCGGTAACATCCATATTGATATCGGTTGGTCTTGTACTAAATGATTCTGAAACATCTAATCCTGGTTGATGAAAAAATGATTGTGAATAAAAACTTGCACTATATTCACCAGACCCCGATTGATATAACCAACTTCCTCCCTTTCCAGATCCAGTTATATATAAACTAGTTCCATTAACATCTTGTAATTGTGATCCAGAAGTCCAAAAGAATGATCCAGATTTAGGATTGTTCCATGAACATCCATCTATTACAGCTGTATCTAAATTTTGAAATCCAGTTCCATTATCCCAATCGTCTCCAACTAAATTAGCATCTATAGTATATGAAGCAGGTAAGTTTTTTGCATGAGTAGTATACAATTGTAACATAAATTTACAATTATTTAAGTCTACAGAATATTTTGTTAATGCATTAGTTATATCATCCATATCAAATTTAATTAATGCTCTTGATTTTTGATATATACTACCAGTAGTAGATAATCGTTTACCAACTTCTAGTATTTCATCTATACCAGTATTATATGTTGGTAATGATTCATATAATGTTGCATCTGCGGATGGATATATTATTTTAAACATAGTTTACCTTAAAAATTTACTACTTTTCCTTTTATGTTTTGATTTGGATATTTAACTTCAAAAATAGCAGGATCTAATGGAGGATATATTACTCCTTGTTTTGTTGCTGCAGATAAATCATATACATTTCCAGAATATCCTAAATCAGTATCAAATAAATTTGCAAATTTTACGCCAACTACATTTTGTACTCCGTTTACGTTGCCAATTACATTCATAACTTCTGTTTTAACAATAGGCTGATTAATTTGCCATTTATCAACGTTAAAATATGACTTTAATGTGTCGACACATTCTAGTAAAACTTCATTTGAATTATAATTATTTCTTATAATAATTTCAAATTCTACATCGATATTTACAATTAATGCATCTGAAATATTAACTGCATCTGTTAACATTCTATAATAAGATAAATAGTTTTGTAAATTATGTTTGATGGCAGAATTCAAATTAGTTAATTGTTTACTTCCATTAAATCCTAAAACATATAAATTTAATGCCAATGGATTAGGAACACGCTCTGAAGTAAATTCTGATTGTGATAATTGATCGTCTGGAACAACATATGCTTTTGCAACTGATCCAAATTTAGATGGCATTGAATATGTTCTAATTATATAGTCATTTTTTGTTACTAATCGATTTTGAGTAGCAAAATTAGACATTGCATTATTTTTTATATCTTGTGCTGTATCAGAACTTTTTCCTCCTGTTGCTGGATTAGGATTATTAACTGCTAAACTTGATTTAACAAAATTAATCATTCCTGCACTAGCTGTTGAATTTGGATCGTCATAGTAATCAACAAAATCAATATCAGTTATTGTACCAGCTGGTACATTATCAGCAATACCACCTCCTACTGTATATGTAACTGTTAATGTGGTATTTGAAGGAGCTTGTCCATAAGTTCTTGTATATAAAAAATTAGACGGATCTATATCGATATCAACGTCTTTTGAAAATCCTTGTAATCCATTTCCTACATTTTTTGGATTTGGTATAATTTCTTCATCATTATTATCACTAATACCAGCTCCAAATTGTATTTCATATGTATTATCACTTCGAAGCCTTTTGACAAATCGTTTAGCAGTTCTTTTTAATTTTAATAAGTATGGAGAACTATCACGATGTTGGTAAAAATCAGGATCATTTTCTATTAAATTTGGAATAGCTTCAAAAATAGTATCTTGAGCTAAATATGGAACTTCTGTCCAAACATCACCATCTGATTCTTTTATGCTTACAATTTCACTTACATTAGAATCAGTTAATACAACTTTGTCATATTGTTTTGGCTCATTAAATGAAAAATTAGTTGTTCTAATAACACCAGACACAGCTGGAACTTGTTTTTTTAATAGATAATAAGTAGGTTCGTTAGTTGAAGAATCACTTTCATATACTGTAACCTCTGTTGGACTAATTGAAGATGAAAATGAAAAATCAACATCTTTAGTAGTACGAAATTCTGCAGATCCATTATTTTGTTTTGCTCTTAAGCCAGCTTTTAAAGATAAAGCAAATGTATAATCCGGAACATTGTTTGCTCCTGTTCCAGTAGCTGGTACTAATTGAAATATATCTAATGTTGTATATGAAGGTATAACATTTTTAGCACTATACCCTAATGCTTTTGCTAAATCATAAATATTTTTTCGTTCTGATGCTTGTTCTAACAATGATTCTTTTAAATTAGTATCTGTATAATAACTTAGTACATCTCCTACATATGAAGCCATTTCCATAAATAACATTCCTGGAGATGATTCATTAAAATCAGTATAATCATTAGGAAAATATTGTTTTGTAAAGTCTATTAGATTTTTACGAAATTGTCCAAAATCTTTTCCTAAATATGTTATGTCTTTTTTTACTTCCATATTATCCTTATTCAATTCTAACTATACCATCTTGACCTGCAAATATTGTAATAGTTTGTTCTGAGTTTGTTTTTGTTACAATAAAAGTTAATGAAACTTTAATTTCATGAATCATATTTGGATCATCTTCTATTGTAACAATATCTAAATTAGATATTTGAATATATGGTAACCAATAATTTATAGCAGAACTAATTGTTTCTTCGATGAATTCTTTTAATCCGGGAGTATTTGGTTCAAATAATACATTTAATAAATCCGTACCAAATGTTGGTTGTTCATAGCGTTCTCCTTTTCTTGTTAATAATAAACTTTTAATATTAGTTAACGCTTGTTCATCAGTTGTAAATGACTTTCGAAATATTCCACGGCCGTCAAAAGGAAACTTAACCCCAATTGCAATATTTGGATTATTTTGAATTTCATTTATTTCTACAACTCTATATCCCAATTAGTTTCCTCGTTTTTTATCAATTGCTTTCATTAAAGCAGAATAATCACGATTCATTGCTTTTTGTATAACAGGATCTACATTCATAGTTTTTCCAGATTCAGGATCTGTCATTACTGTTTGTTGTTGAACATTTCGTTGCATTGCAAATCCAGGAGCATCCTTAGCTGTCATAACAATATCTTCTGACATTAATTTTGCATAATTAGAAACATTATTTTGTTCACGTAATGTTTCTGTTTCATTTAATATATCTGAAAATTTATTTTCTTTGAATTGTAATTTTTTAGATCTATTTGATTTTTTAATAGTAGAATTAGTTTTTTCTGCAGGTTTTAATTCATTAACAGTAGATTGTAACCCTTCTTGTAAAATTTCAGTTAATTCTTGTTTAATAACAGATTTAACTTCTTCTCTTATAACTTTTCTTAAAACTTGAATGAATTTTTTCTGTTCCATAGTTTCTTTCTTTTTTTATAAATATTAACGTTAGTAATTTACGGGCGTTGGCCAACCCTGATTATTTTTTGGTCCATAAATTTGTTTAGCATCGGTGTCAACATAATAATCTCCTATCTTACCTAAACCATCTTCTGGAGGTGTAGTTCCATTATATGATTGTGCAGGAGCCTCCTGTAATGAGGTTAGCAAATCTTGTTGTGATTCAACTAGTTGTGTAACTATTTCCAATTGTTGTTGCATATCTTCAGTTGAAACATTTGTTTCAGTATAAAACTCAGTACCAATAGTTGCATCATCAATTCTACTTTGTTCAGACCCCCAACTAGTTCCTGCAGGATTTTGATA